TAGCTGGCGGGCGAACTCGCGGGTTACAAATAACTCAATTATGTAATGCACCACTCCGTTCTCAAGGAGTGATATGCTGCGTGAAACAGTGTATGCGTCTGTTCGTGGTGTGTCGCTCATTTGCCGTCCTCCTTCATGGCTGCGTCGATGGCGGAGCGTAGATCGTGAAGATTATGCTCCGCTAGTTCGTCAACTGAATTGATACGGTCTTTCCGTATAGACCAACCGGCAACAGCGTAGTGACAAAGCACCGTCGATGGCCGTGACTGAAGCCAATCCAACCGCGCCCGCTCGGTGGCGAGTTCGTTCAGGTATTGAACACTCAGCGCGACTTGATTCTGGTGATTGGTGTGTAGGTCGGCTAGTTCCGCCTCGGCACGCTCGGCGCGGGTGACGGCATCTTTGTAGGATTGAGTGAGGTTTCCATACTCAACTAACATCGCCCGCTGAATCGCCTGAGCCTCAGACTCGGCGATGAGTTGGTCTCCGATGTGGGGAAGGGCGAATCGAACTTTGGTGCCGAGTTCTTTCTGCGCCTCGGTTGGGGTGATGGGTGCTGTGTTTGTTTCTTTGGGTTTCATGTTGTTGGGTTGTCGTTGGGTTGTCGTTGCTGGCTCAAAATGCGTTTGCGAATTCGGATTGAGGCGCGGCCTTGCTCAACCAAGTTTTTGGGTCGTCGTCGTAGCGCCCACCGTTGAACCAGGTTGCCGGATGGGGAATGAACCGAAGCTCGTCTTCGGTCCAAAGCGCAGTTGCGGCGGCGTAGGCCGCGGTCCTTTCCAGCAGATGCGCGGGCGCCTTGCCTTTAGCAATCGCCTTGGCAATCGCCTTGAGAGCGTCGGCTGGCGCCACCTTGCGCGGATATGCCGAGTAGATTTGTTGCAGCTCAAGCGCGTCAACGGATGAGTTGCGCTTTGCCTTCTTCGTGGCCTCTGCCGGAAATGGGCAATCGCCGGAAAGGCTCTCCACGAGCACCGCGGCGGGAACCGACGCTGTATGTGTTAGAGCTGAAGACGTAGACGTAGATAAAGACTGAAGACTAGAGACTGAAGACTGAAGTGTTGACTTTTGGTTTATACCATTTGCCAAGGGTGGTTGAACGGTGGTTGAGGCACCCTTGCGTAATTCAGCCGACTTCCGCCCGCCAGACGCCGACTTCTCGCGCCAGTCGGATTGCTTGAGGCGTTCGCGTTCAAGCCTCTCGTGAACCAAGCGACCTGCTTGGCTCGACGGCGTGAACATGGTGAGCACGGTGGTTGCAAGGGTGGCTGAACAACCCTTGCCGACCAATCGCGCCGCCATCGCTGGGTCGGCTGGAATCGAGCCGTGCAGCCAGCACGAGCAAAGAAGGTTAATGTAAGCGCCCTCCTCTTCAAGCGTGAGTAGTCGCACGCGCTGACTGCTGGTGTAGTCTGCGGGATAAAATTGGAATGCAGGTGATTTCATGGAACAAAAAAGCCAGCCAGATGCACGGGTAGAAATTGGCCCCACGATAGGCCTCCGCGCTTCTGACTGGCTAAAGTTTGATGAAACATTGTGGAAATCGGCTTTCTACGGCCTTGGTTTCTTCTCTCAGCTTTCGGCTCGGATGTAAACTCAAATCTCCAGCGTCGAAATCGAAACCGAGCACCCCGCGTCATCGCCCACGGCCCAAAACTTGTCGGCCTTAAGCGCGATGACCTGCGAGTCATCCCGCCATATGTGCCCGCAGCGAGTGATCTGGTCAAAAATTAGCTTAATTTTGTTATCGAGGTCGGGTCGTCCGACGTGAAACTGCGGCGAACTTTCCCGCAGCCCACGCGCACCGAAATGCGACTTCGGGCGCGGCATGGCGAACCGCAGCTCGACTGCAACGGGCGACTCGGTAAACGCCCACTTCTGCCGGATCGCGGCCTCGATGGTTGCGACCTTGACCAGCCACTTCCATGTGTCGGCCACGTCCGAGTCGTAAAACCGCGCGACGTGCACGTTGCCCATCTTCCGCGCAAACGCTCGCGGCCTCGGCTGGCCCTTCGGCTCGCCCTGGACGGTAAAGGTAAGCGTGCTCATTTCTCAAACCCTCCCATGCGCCGCTTGAGCAGCAGCCGCGCCTCGGCCTCCGTGATGTAGTGCCTCGTCATCCCCGCGCGCTTCGCTCGTTCGCTCACGGTCCCACGGCTCATTCTAAGGGCCTGCGCGATCGTTTTTACGGGCATAAACTGCGCGAGCATAGCGTCGCACTGGTTGCGTTTCGCCTCGTCTGATTTTCTTTTGTTCATGGCTTTTCCTTCCGTTTGAACCGGCCGGCATTGTCGCGCCGGTCGCGTTGCATTTTCTGCGCGTTAAAGAAACTTTCAATCCATTGCTCGTCGCGTCCTCGCTTGTAGCCAGTGTGCGCGCCGATCATAAAGCCAAGCGCAAGGGCGCCTGCGAAAACTGCGAGTGTCGTGAGAATGTCAGAGATCATCGTCGTCATTTCGGTTGAAAATAAACGGGTAAGTCACAATCAGAACCGCGGCGAACGCGATCCAGAGCAGCCAGTCAATCAGCGGCTTCATTCGCCACCTCCATACCATTTAGGCAGCCCAATCTCGCGCAGGCTCGGTTCGATGTTGGGCCATTGCTGGCTTTCCTGACACGATTTCAGGCGAATCAAATCGCTGATCGTCTCGTCTTGCCCGCGGGAGATTGCTGCGTCGCTTAGGCGATAGACGGCAACGCCGAACGGCTCGACCTTTTCCACGGCGATGAAGAAGAAGTCGAAGACCGGCGAGCCTAGAATCTCCGTGATGAGCGGCAGGTAAAAGCCTGCTTGCCGGTGATAGCCGAACGAGAAGCAAGCGCGCTCGAAGTTGCGGAACGCGTCGGAATCGAGGCTCTCGACTGTCTTCAAGTCCGCGACGTAGGGTCGCCCTCCGCTCAACTCGCAGCCGGCAGGGTTGAACCAATCCGTCCGGCATTGCAGCGCCATTCCGCCCGCGGGCGAGACTCTCCAGCTCAACTCCGGTGAGCCAGCGGCCAACAGTTGCGACGCTAGCGGATGATTTTGCACCGCAACGGCCATTTCGCGCACGCTACCGGCCTCGCCTTGGTCGATTACGGTTCTGCCGATGTTCTCGGACTCGAACCGCGCGAACTCTTCTTTGCCGGCCTTAGTCCGCCGGTCAATGCCCTCGGGGCGCAGAGCGTAGCGCACCCAAAAGGCGTCAGGCTCCAGGACCGCGCAATGTGCCGCGGAGCCGATGCGGAATGCCTCCGTCGCCTCGGGGCGCGCGAGCGTCTTGCTGACGAATCGGCGGTAATAGGAGATCGGCCGGCGCCGGAATAGCTCCAGCTTGCTGTGCGAGATCGCGTCGTTCGCGTGGTATTGCTCGTTGGTTTCGATGTTCATTTTTTGCCCTCCACGATGTCGAGTTTCTGCTGGAGCGGGTCCACCATCGCCTCCGACTCGTCCTTGAATCGCACCGACCAGCCGATCTTCACCGAGACTTTCGGCGAGAGCGAGAGCGCGTCCCACTCGACGGCAAACGATGCCTTGGCTTTCGGCTCGGCCTGCGATTCGTCCTCAATAAAGGATTCCTCGGCGGCGCGAGCGATGGCGACGAAGTGCGTTTCGAGCAGCGAGCGGAATTGCTCCGTAGCGTTGTTGATCACTGCGGCGTTCTTGATTTCCCCGGCGTTCATGCGGCACCTCCGTTCGTCAGCGCGGCAGTCAGTCCACCGCCGACTTTTTCCGAGAGTGGCGTGACGTTGCGCTCCTCGGGAAAGTCGCGGACCTCCTCAACGGTGCGCAAGCCCTTGAGCACATCCCCGAACACGTCGCGCAGGACGAAGCCGCGCGCGCGGAATTTCAGCATCCGGCGCGGGTAGTCCGTCCAAGGACCGGATTTACCCCAGAGTTTCGCGGCCTTGGCGTCTCCGATGGTGAACGTCTCGGAGCCTTTCGACCCATCGCGGCGGACTGCGGTGACGCGGACGCCGAACGTGTCTTTGCCGGCCTCGCCGACCTCTTCCTCGGCGAACGATTCGAGCAAACCGGAAGCGCGAACGAGCGCGAGCGCCGCGTCACCGTAGATCGCTGGCCGGCCGTTGATCACGGCGGTGTTTTGCAACGCTGCCATAGGTGTGAGACCCAGCTCTGCGCCGAGCTGGATCGCGACGAGCACGGACTCAGGTTTCTCCATGCCACGCGGCGCGAAGCCGCTGGCGACGATTGCGTTCGCGAGCCTGAATGCGTCTTCAAGACTTGCGAGCTTCACGCCCTGCGCGCCGAAGTTAATCGGGCTCTTGATTTGGGCCGGTGTCGTCACGCTTTTCGGCGTTTCGATCACGGCGGTTACGGTTGCGGTGCTGGTTTTAACGTCTTCGCTATTCATGTTGTTGTTGTTTGTCTAAGGGTGATTTGTGGGTTCCCGCGCGGTGTCGTTGCCGTCGCGGGTTTCTTTTTTTCAGAAGGGAACATTTTCGTCATCCACGCTTGCGACCGTGACGGATGCCTTTGGTTGGTTTACTGCGGCACCCGTGAGTGTCCCGCGCTTTTGATGAATCAGCGTCCGCGCTGCGTTGCGAAGCTGCACGTCCTCGGCACGCGGCGGAAACGGTTTGCCGCTGCTGTCGAGCCGCGGTTCCGGTTCTTGCGCATACCACGCGACGGAGCGGTCGCCGAGACTGGAGAGCGCCACGCCATTGTTCTTGCCAAAGTGCACCTGCACGTCGCCCGCGTTCGGGATCACCTCGGTCGGCATCGGCACCTCGTCAGTCTTCGCGAAGCTCGATGCAGGCTTTGTAGGCGGTGCGCCGGCTGCGTATGGGCGGGCTTCGAGAGCCTCGCGAATGCGGACGAGTTCCGCGTGAATCAGTTTGAGTTGTTCGGTCATGTTGTTTTGCGCTGACTGAGGATTTGTCGGAACTCGGACTCGGTAACGTATTGCTTACGAATGCCGTGGTTCCACGCGGTTTTCGATACTGTGCAGGGTGCGCGCCCGAGGCTGAATGCGATTTCTTTCGGCGTCAGACCGGAGAGGAGATTGCGGAGAATCTGCTCGGTCTCCACCGTTCGTGGTCGGCTCATGGCTGCGCCTCCACGAGTTGCAGGCCGAGCTTTGCGGCGGATTCATTGAGCCTCGCCAGCTCGCGGCTTCGGTCGTCACCCTGCTTCACGATTTGAGCCAGCGCGGCATCGAAGGCGCTTTGCAGCGTCGCTCCAATCGCGCATTCCCATTTCCATTTCCCCTTATTGAGGATGTCGCCGGTGTAGATGCACCATTCATGGACCGGCGCCGCGTTGTAGTTGCTGATAACCACTCGGCGCGCAACCGCTACCTCCGTCTCGTTGTTCACTGCGGCACGCAGAGTTTGCGCGCACGCGATCATTTCATTGTCGTCGTTATTCATGTGTCGTTGTTTGTTGTTGCGGAGCCGATGCCCCGGAAAGTTATTTGGTCAGGCGTGCGACTTTAGCTCCATAGTTCACGGTCGCTTGTTTGCTTGCTCCGGTAGGTCCACCGTTATGAACGCGGGCGAGCGTCTTCACATCGCCCGCCGCCCACGCCTGCGGAGCGTAGCGTTGAAGGTAGGCGGTCACGACGCGCTTGGAGTAGTCGAGGTCAGCGCAGCGAGCGTAGTCCCCGCCGATGCGAGCGTCGGCGTGGTAAGCGCGGTGAATCTGAAGCGGCCCGAGCGCGCGGCCGTTGTCGCCGAGGATCGCGCCGGTGCGCCCCGAGGTCTCGACGATGTGAAGCGCGCGCCAGAAGGAGGCAGGAGGCGCGGCTTGCGCGGTGGCTGCGAGCGCGAGGAGGAGGAGCGTGGATTTCATTTCGTGAGCTTCGATGCGTTGCGTTTCGCGGTGGCGATCTGGCGCTTCGTGCAGCCCGCGCCGATGCTTTCGGCGAGAGCGATGGCGCGGTCGGCGCGAGCTTGGTCGGGCGCAGTGATCGCGAGGACCAGAGCGCGGGTCAGAGCGGTCGTGGCGCTTATGCGGGACCTCCGACCATGACCGGCGCTCCGACGCGGCAAACCTTGCCCGCTTCGTTTTTCCAGATCGACACCTCTACGAGGGACCCATCTGGCATCCGAATCGTTTGGACCTCTGAAATTCTGGGTCCGCTTTGGAAGGTCACGTGGTGCAAGACCTCGCGAGTGGAAACGAGGACGGGAAGGGTGGTATCGGTTTTCATGTGGTTGATTGCGCGTCTCGGGGTTAATTCCCTCCGACGTGCACACTCAATCCGAACGCCCCGCCTGCGTAAAGCTCAATTGCGGATTTTGTTCTGCTGCTTTTGTAAGTCGCGATGGTTGCGCGACTTAGGGCGCGTCAAATGTTTTGGCAAACTAGGCCTTGGACTTCGGCCGATAGAAAAAGCACTTGATGCCACGGTCCGTCGAGCCCTCGCATCGCTCAAGTTTCCCTTTGCTCACCATCGCTACGATTCGATCCCGCGCTGTGCGTGATTTGATTCCTAATACGGGAGCCAGCTCGTTGACTGTTTTCCATCCGTCGCCGGCCGGTCTCCCGCGCAAACTCAGCTCGTAGGAAATGAGCGCGGCCCAGCTGTCGTCAGACGGCGCGGAAGTCGGACGCGATCCAGAAGCGACCGTCGATTTTCTTAGCCTGATTGATTTGAGTTGTTCCATCGGTAAAAAGTAAGCCGTAGCACCATGCGTTCTGATGCCGCAGTTTGCCGATCTGGTGCGCGTTGTAGTTCATGTCGAGCTTGCAGCACGCGCCGATTCCGCGCGCCTCGCTAGCACCATCGCACGACTCGGCGACCGCGATGTCGCAGTTGTGGGTGTGGCCAAAAAGCGAGCGGCCGTAAACGAGCGCGTGCTTGCGTGCCGCACCGATGCCGGCCGCGTATCCGTGGATGACGTTTGTGTCTCCGAGTTTCAGCACACCGCGCCGCGAATCGTAAGGCAGCATTCCGGCGCGCGACTTTGCCACCAGCTTTTCGACCCGCTTGATTCCGTCGTGCGCGTAGTCGCGCAGCAAGCCCGTCGCCGACTCCGCGAATCGCCAGAGCCGCTCGTCGTGGTTGCCGCGCAGGAAATGATTCTGTGCGCCGCCGTCGAAGAAACGACGCATGAAGTCCGCGCCGGCCTGCCAGTCGTCTTCCAGGCTGTGCGCCTTCTCATCGTCGCTCGCGCCCCGGCGGAGGTTGCGGAAGTCCCAGTTGTCGCCGCCGTGGATGCGCAGTTGCGGCTTGAAGTCCGCGATGAACGCGAAGAGCGCGCGCTCGGTCTCGGCGTCCACTTGGTCGCCGTGTGGGTCAGTGGCTACGACGAAGCGGCGGGCGTGTTTCATTGGGCGCGGCGGTTTTCTATGCGGAACTCATGGCAGCCAGTTAATCGTCATTCGCACCGACTGGCTGGTCAGGTTCACGCCGCTCTTCGTGCTGATTACGAAGTAGGACGTGTTGGCATCGTTCCCAGCGTTTCCGTAGTCGTGCTGGACCAAGTATTCGGTCATGTCCAAAGCGCCAGCGGCGACCGCGGAGACCTGAACCAAGATGCGTTCTTGCAGCACTCCGAAGTTGTGGGTGTAATAAAAAACTTCAGTGGGCGCACCTCCCGTCATAATTTCAACGTGTGAAACCGCCGCCCTGAAACCGAGGTTGCTGCGCGCCGTCGATGCGCTAGCTAGGTCGCTGAGGTTGCTCGCTTTCTGCGCTGCTCCCGTGATGCGAGAGTCGTCGCCCGCAGCGACCGTTCCTGCGGCAGTGCCGACCGAAAGCGTCGCGGCTCCGCCAAGGCCGAGGTTGGTGCGGGCGCCCGACGCGCTACTCGCCCCCGTGCCGCCGTCAGTAATGGCGATGTCTGTGATGTTCGTGATGCTGCCGCCCGTGATCGCGACCGAACCGCTATTCTGATTTGTCATCGTTCCGGCTGGCAGTCCCCAGTAGGCGTTAATGTTCACGCCGCCGCCAGCCCATGCGCTTTTTTGCCCAGTTCGGTCAACCGAGCGCACGCGAATGTAGCCCGTCGAAATCGCAAGATTTGAGAAGATTTCCTCGGGAATCGACTGGCGGAAAAAGTAGCCGAGCGCGTAGTCGGCGTTCGCTGCTGTGTCGCTGTCCGTCACTGTGTTTACGGCCTCATAACTAAGCACGCTCTTGTCGCTCGGCGGCGTCCAGTTGACGCGAATTGAATACGCTAACACGCCTCCGATCATTTCCGGCGAACGCTCAAAGCTGGCAGAGTTTCCGGCGATGTATGTGAGCGAGGTCGGAGCGCCGGGAGCGGTCGTATTCGACGGCGCCGACTGACTCAGCGTAGACGACACGGACGAAAGCGCACCAGAAAACGAGATTCCGCGCGCCGCGAACTCGTAGGCGATGCCGACCGAGAGATCGTCGATTGATACTTTGTAGGAGACGGAGGACGAGATTTGATTCCCGACGATCCAGTCGCTTGCGCCGCTGCGACGATAGAGCACATCGAGCGCGACCGCGCCAGTCGGCAGACCAGGAGCCGTGAGCGAGACGCGCGCGAAGCTCGTGCCATCGGTCGAGAGGTAGGCCGTTGAGTCGATGAACGTCGGAGCCGAAGGAGTGCTCGGCGCAGTAGAGTCTGCGGAACCGGCGGTGATCGCGACCGGCGTGGCGCTCACGTATCCACAAAGCGCAGATTGATTCTCGACAGAATCGTAGGCGCTGACCCAGTAAAAGTAAGTCGTCCCGAGCGTGACTTCGGTGTCGATAAACCGACTCGCGCGCGTCTCGGCGATCTTCTGGGCCGAAGCGGTTACTGCGGACGTGAGCCGATAAACGCCGTATTCCGAAAAGTCCGGCTCGGTGTTGTCGTTCCAGTCGAGCGACACTGCCTTTCCAGTGCCGATGACTGCCCCGAGTCCGGTCGGAACTGCCGGAGGCGTCGTGTCTTTCGAGACGCCCGTGGTCGCGCTCAGATAACTCGTCGAAACCTTGAAATACGATTCCCCGAAAATGCGCACGTCGTAGGTCAATCCGATCTTCACGTCCGAAGAAATGTAATCGCGCGTCGTGTCGCCGGGAACACGCGACCAAGTAAGATACGTTGTCGAAGTGCTTTCCTTGTATTCGATACCGACCGTGCCGCCCGATTGAATAAACTCCTCGGCTGGCGCGCTCCACGAGACGAGGATGCGCGGCAGCGCCGTGCCGTCGGCTTGAATCAATTGCGTCGTGCCGTTTGCCGTCAGCGTGAGATTCGTAGGCGCGTCAATTGCGTAAGGGTTTGGCAGCGTCGTATTCGGCGAGTCAGCGACCGCGACCTCGTCCGAAACGGTCCAGTCATAAACGCTCGATGCAGTCTCGCGCAGCGTCATGTCAACGCCGAGCTGCGGTGGGTTTCCATCGGTCACGAAATGCCACTCCATCACCTCGAACACCTTCGCTGACCATCCCAGCTTGGCGTTGGTAATCATCACGGTATCGCCCGCGCGGACCTGCATGGCCTCCAGGCGGAAGCGAGCCGAGAACGTGATTTCTTCACGGGCGCGGCGCAGTTCGATCACCGCGAGACGCTGCGCGCACGACGAGGAGGTCGTAAACGGGAGCACTACGTCGCGCCAGTAGCGCGTGTTATTGTCCGCGGTGTAATACGCCGACGGCGCAATCGAGGGAAAGTCTGAGACCTGCCATTGATTCGCCTCGGAAACGTAAACGCCCTTCACGGCATTCACGCGGTCGCGCGCGCTCGTGCGCGTCTGCACACTCATGCCGCCAGCGAAATGTTTTTCGGTAAGCGTAACAGTCGGGATTCGGTAGTTCGCTGCGTAGATCACGACCTTGCCGCCCGAATACGCGATCAGACCGCCCATCGCGGAAAGCAGTTTTCCGATGTTTGCGTCGGGTGTTTCGCTCGTCGAGAGCACGCCGTTGCAATCGTAGCGGTTTTCGTAGCTGGTCGGGGAGAGCGGTAGCACCTGCACCTGTTCCTCGCAAATGTTCGCAGCAGCTTGCACTGCGGTATCGTCAATCTCGGCCGAGCCCATCCCCATGCCTGCGCTGCTCGTAAGGTAGTCGCGAAGGCAGAGCGCAGCGTTCGCGCTCCAAACCGTATTCGTCGTGCGCGGGTCGTAAACCTTCTTACCCTTCACAATTGCCGAGATGTTTGGAATGCCGTTGGCGAAGACCTCGGTGTCCCACGTCAGGCGAACGTAAATGTAGGCAATGCCGCGCAGCCGATGCGCGCTCGTCCATTTGCCATCGGTCAGCGATGCGGTAGCAGCCTGTAAGTTCGTCTCGACGGTCTGCGTATCGCCACCGAGTTTCTTGTAAATCTCGGCTTTGCCGGCGAAGCGGCCTGTCGCCGATGAACCGGATCCGGTGAGCGCGAGTTCGTCGCCGAAGTAAACGTTTCCGATTTCTTCGACCTCGTGACCCGCCATCGCGACGACGAGGTGAAGGTATTCGTTCTTGGTTCCGGTCGTTGAAATGTAAACGACGACGCCCGAGACCTTTGCCGTGCCGTAAATGATTTGGCGCGAGGCAATCGGCGAGCGCACCATTTGCGAGCGTTCGGCGAGCGACGAGTCGGCGAAACTCGGCATCTTCGGCGCGAGTAGTTTCGACGCAGCCATTGACGCGGCCATTACGCCGATAAACGAGACGACAGCAGTGACCGCTTGGAGTGTCGCCATGCTGACGACTACGACTCCTGCCGTATTCGCTGCGGCGAATGTTGTGATGAGCCAGATTGCGACTGTTTCGGCCATGTTTTAGATTCGCCAGCACCGCGCACCGTTGAGCGTCGCCACCGGGGCGAAGATCAGTCCGTCGCGTCCTACGAAAGCCGAGCAGTTCCCGAGCTGAATCCCAATTGCGTCTCCCCGCCCCGTGTCGTGCACGACGAGATCACCGCGCGAGCATTGCGCCGAAGTGATTTCAACCATTCCGTAAGATTCGCCCACCGCTGAAAGTATTCCGCAAACGCCACCAAGCTTGCGCAGCAAGCGCGCGCCAGACCGCGCAGAATCGTATTTGCCGCGCAAATCGGCCGCGGGGTCCAGATCGGTAGCCAGCCTCACCCAGTCGGCCGCAAATAGGCAGCAATCGGCACGCCCCCACGCAAACGGAACATCGCGCCGCTCCTCGATGAAGGCGGTCAGCAGCGTCGGCCAGTTTGCAGCGCGTTTCATTACTCGTTTCCGAGCGGAGTGGTGTCGCCTCCTCCGTTCCATTCCGTGCCGTTTGTGTGGTTCTGGTTGCCCCAATAAATCGTTTTTTCTTGTATGGCGTTAACAAACTCAAGCCCGAGGTCCGGCAAAGTGATCGAGGCGTAAGTCGGGAAAAGCGTTTGCTGGTCTTCGTCGGTGTATCGCTGTTCCCGCGTGCGCTTGAAGTCGATGAGCTTGTTCTCGGCAGTCATCGTGATGAGCGAAGATTGCCCGTCGTCGCTGATTTGCATCACGTCCATCCGGCCAGAGAAAACGGTGACTGGTGACGAGATGAGTCCGGCAGTCGGAGATAGCGCGCCAAACATCACCGCGCACGTCCGGCCCTGATAATCCTCGGTCAGCGCGTCGTAAACGAGAGCGGTCGGCACGCCCGATAGTTGCATCGTAATGCCTCGCGCCGATAGGTCGGTTGTCTCCTGCACCGGAGAAATGGTCCCGAGTGAGCCAAGCCCGAGGTAGCCAATGCCGTTGTAGGTTAGCGTCCCGTAGCCGGTCCAAAGATAAAGCGGCGTCGAGAAATCAAGCGACGCCATTAGAATCGGCGAAAGCTGCGCGGTCGTGACTTCCGTCACCATGTCGGCCGAGATCGTGCGGCCTGCGGTTGTTATGCTCATGTTGCTACGTCCTCGATGATCGAAAAATTCACGCCATAAATTGAGGCGAGGTCGATTGACCATTCGGTCGAGGCTGACGCCAATCGGAACACGCCCTTGGCGTTCGCGTAGGTAATCGGCGTGCTTGCCGCGTAACTCGACCGCAGCGCCGGGAACACGTCAACGGATGACGACGAATTGACCTGGATGACCTTGTAAAGCGAGGTCGAGATTTGCAGCCAGTCGCCGAGCGCAAACGAGCCGGTGGCGCCGCCGAAGGTCAGCGTGGTCCCGTTGGCCGTCGCGGTCGTGACGGTGAGCGTGCCAGTAACGCCGCCGCGGTTGGTCGTGTTCGCGTAATCTTGAAAGTAGAACGTGCCGCGCTGCGCCGCCAATAGGAACGCGATGACCGCCTCGGCATCGGCGCGAGTCATCGGCGGGCATTCCACCGAACCAATCCACGCCTGCCCCGGCCAATTGTATTGCTGCACCTGCATCGTGAATGGTGAGACGTTGCGCGACACAGCAGAGACGCCGGTAAAGCTCAAGCGACTCGCGCGAAACGGCGACGGAGGGGAGAGCGGGTATGTGATAGCCATGCGATTGAGCGTTATGCGAACGCAGCGCGATACGCGCCGCCGCGACGCACCATGTCGGGAATCTCGGCCTTGAGCCGCTTGCGCTCTTGTTCGAGGATCGGGACGAGGTCAGAGCGCGAAACGCCGGATGCGATGTTGTATGTGACGTTGACGGCCGCGCCGGATTTTCCGCCTCCACCTCCAAGCGCATTGTTCGGAACAATGCTGCCGGATGAGTGTGGCACGAATAGCTCGGGACCGTTCTCGCCTACGACATAGGAACTTCCCGCGCCAACGGGACCGCCCTCGGCGCGGAAGCCGGCGAAGAAATTGCCAATCGCCCCGGCTAGCGGCTGCGTAATTTGCTGACGGAAGATCAGGCGAAGCAAGTCCTGCGTGAGTCCCTTGAGCACTTCGCGGAGATTGTTGCCGGACAACGCGGCGTCCTCAAAGCCCTGCGCGATGGCTTGGCCTGCATCCATGGCGAGCTTTCGGCGCTCTTGCTCAAGCGGAATGATTTCTCGTGTGACATCAATCAGCGTTCTTTCTGCGGCAAGACGCTGACCAATCATCGCAGGGTCATAGCCGCTTGATTGCTGAATGTGCTTCAGCGCAATCCCGCGTTGATCGTATAGGACATTGAGCAGAGCTTCCTTGTCCACCTGATAGCCGAGCGTTTTCCTGAGTTCTAATTCGACTGCGTATCGGTCTTTCTGCATCCGCTGCGCTTCTTGGTGCAATCCAGTCACACGCTCGTCTTCCGCTTTCTGCGCCTTCAGGATTTCAAGTTGAACCTTGCTCAACTCATTTGCCGCTTTCTGAGCCGCAACTTGTCCGGCCAAATCGGTTGCTTTAGTGGACGCAATAGTGCGCAAACGCTGCTCCTCACTGATGAGCATCTTGAGGTTTTGCAGATCGGTATTTCGAGCTTTGGCTAATGCAGCGGAACTCGCAATGGCTTCGTCGCCAGCCTTCACCAATTCGTCCTGCAACTTTATCACGTCCTCGGTTTGTCCGGTGACCCATTCAGCGATCTTGTTTGCGATCTTGTCTGCGCTCAAACCAAGCGCCATCGCCATCGACCGCATCGCGTCTTTCACGTCGAGATTTTTGGTCAACGCACGGCCGGCTTCATTCGACGTATTCTTGAGCCGCTGCAAATTGTTCTGCACGCTCGCAAACGCCTGCGCCGTCTCGTCTGCCGCCCTAAGTTGAAATGTCGCGCTAGCCATTTGGTTTATTCAGTTGGTTCTGGTGGTCTATGTAAGCGAGCCAGCCGTTCAATTCTTGCGCCGGCATCGCTGCGACTTCGTGAGCAAATTTGCCGAGTCGATCTGCAATCGCATAAACGGCGAGGAAGTCGGCAGCGTCCCCGCCGTGAATCAGTTTTTTAGCTCTTCGACCGTCGGCGCCTCCGTCGAGATAATGGCGTTTGCTACGCGCGCAACGATGTTGCTGTCAGCCTTGTTCAAGAGCGTCGGTTTGTGGTCAATGTCGAAGAGCTTCTTCCCGTCGGCGTCGGCCGCCTTCAGAATCAGAATGTCCACGAGCAACTCCATGTCATTCTCTCGGCTCTTTCGATAGAGCTTGTTCTTTTCCGAGAGCGTGACGGGCGTTGCGTGAATCGTGAGCTTCCACTCGGGCACCTCGATTTTCTTGGTGCCGAGCGATGCGAAGTGTTCTCTGACAAGGTCGATTGCGTCCATGCGTCACCTCAGACTGTCAAAGTCGAGAGCGCGCCGTTGCCTTCGACCGAGATCGAGCCTTCGACCATGCCGTCGAACGCCGCGGTGATGTCGAACTTTGTGACCACGCCGCCGCCAGAGTAGTAAGTCGAGGTCGCCGTGATGCCCATCGGATAAAGGTTCACGGTCACGGACGAGCCGATCGAGCAAAGCACTTGGCCGGCGTCGATCGGGTCCCAATAAACAGAGCCGGACACGTTCCACGTCTTCATGGTGCCGCGTCGCGTGCGGTAGGTGTCGCCAATCACGCTGTCCTCGACGGTGTCGGACGAGTGCGAGAGCGAGTAATTGCGCAACTCGCCAATAGTGGTGGAGGAGATTTTGACGACGCCTGAGCGTCCGAGTTGGTTGGCCATATTATTCGGTGGTTAGATAGATGCAGTTAAAGGTGTGCCGAGCGACGCCCCATCGTTTGTCTTCGTCGGGTTCAATCACATAATCGACGGACGTTAAATGCGTGTCCCTGCACGCGCCTCCAAGTGTCGGGTCTGACAAGACTGCCGCTTCTACCGCAGCCGAGCCAGTGTCAAACAGGTCGTCGATGATCGTCGCTGAGGTCTGCGCCGTGAAATAATCAACCATGACCTGGAGCTGCCGGAACTGCTCGCCGCGGCCAATTGGCATGGTGCGCACCTCGATTTGCTCGTTGATCGCATAGACCGCGGCAGAAGGAAATGACACGCTCGCGATGGTGTTGTTTCGCCCGCGAATCAGATTGGCCGTGACGACGACGCCCGCCGTGGTCAGCGCGGCCCCGATTGCGTTGCGAATGTCGGTGCGAGTGCTCATGGTTCTTTGTATTCGATCTTTCCTGCTCCGCTGACTTTGGCGAAACCGAGATTGACTGCTTTGTTAGCTAGGATTCGGTCCACCTTTTGTTGCGTGACCTTGACGCGAATGGCCATCGCGTTGTCGACGTAACGATTGATGTCGGGAATCTTCGTGTTTGTCGCGGTGCCAACGATGTAGGGGTTGCGCCCAAAGTTAAACGACGTTGTGCCAGATGCCGTCGCGTGCCTACGAATCCAAGCCGGAACGCGAATCCCGCAAGCGAGTGCAGCAGCGGAGAATCCCGATTTGCTCCATCCCACGCGCGATTTCAACACGTTGAAATAGGCATCCGCCGATGCGTCTTGCACCCACATCTGGTCTTGAACTTGCCAGCGACCGATGACGCTGCGCGAAACATTGCCGGTGCGCCCGCGCGCGTTGCGGTAACGACGATGGAACGACGACATCTCGGAAACCGATGCAGCGGGTTTCCAGAATCGCGACATGATGCGAATCTTCTTGGACTGCTCCCAGCCTAGGCGAACGCCGACCGTCTCGCTGACTCCGTTTCTTGGCGGAACGAGGCTCGATGAGCCGATGCGCTGAAACAGTCCGACGGAAGAATAGCGCGCGTTGGATGTTCGCTTGCCGCCAAATAGATCGCCCTTGATTGCGCTTTCTCCCTGTTGCCGAGCCGCCGTGCTCATACCGCCCGAGCTGGGAGAGCCTGCGGACGATTTTCCGGTAGTCGGCGGGATGATCAGCATCAGCGTTTTTGCGACGAGTCCACCCTCCTGTTTTATCACTTGGCCCAGCTCCACGCGCGCAGCATCGGCCAGCCGAGCCAGCGCAAACTCCAGCTTCTTCGAGTCCACTTTGACCGAGAAGTTCATATCACCTTGCAAACGTCCATCTCGACGCCGGTGCCCTCGGCATCGAATCGCACTTGCTCGACAAAGTAGGTGACGCCGTTGCGCACGAGCGTCTGAGTCTGCGCCGGCGTCGTGCTCACTTGGCTTGTGGTCAGGAAAACCGTGAACTTCGACTCGTCGCGGCGCTGGTTCTCAAAGTCGGCGAACGCATCGCGCGAGGATGACCAGACGCCGGTGACGCTCGCGCCGAGAAACGAGAACGTGATTCCGGCTTGCGAAAGAATCGCGTCAAAGTCGGTCGAGAGTTGGGTTGGGTCGAAGTCGCGGACGGCCATATTTAGGCGTCAAATGTCACAATCCGCGAGGCTGGTGAGATCGCGTCGTTCTGCGCATCGCCGCTCAGGACGTGCCAAAACTCCTTTCGCACGGCTCCGCAAATGATGGACGGCGAGGAATTGATCGTGAACACGCTTTTGGCGTCACGCAGCAAGCGCGGGAGATGCGACGAACGGCGCGCAGTCAGAATGGTTTCCTTTGCGATTCCAGCCTTTAAAAGTGCATCTGCGTGTATTGGGTCGGCCAGCGTCACGAAATGCCCTGAAATGCGATTCCTTGCCGCTTCCGCTAGGGTCTTGAGCGTGTATCGGTTGAGCTGGGAATACCCAAACGGGGAAAAGATGCTAACGTCATGCGGAAGACCGTAGTTTGCCAGACTTGGCATCGTGTCGATGAGATCGAAGACAGGCTTTCGGTCGATTTTGGCCAGCAACGGGTTCGTGCCGTAAACGTAGTCCAGCCACGTCATGCCAGAATCCACGAAATCCGCGAAACGGTCGGGCCAGATTTCAAGCTCAAGAATCATGTCGTAGTCGAAAAACGGGCGCTGAATCTTGAGCGTCGGGACGCAGTAGCTCACGCAGTCGAAAAACTCGTGATACTGCGGCAGGCACTCGACGAACACCCGATTGCCGTCGGCTGCAAAGTGTCGCGCGATCGGCAGGATGCGGATGATGTCGCCGAGGCGCTGCGGATAGGCGAGACAGATTTTCATCGAGCGAACACCGCCGTCAGGATGTTCGGCCGCTTGCCGTCGCCCTTGCGAATCGCGTCCTCGGGATTGCCGCAGTAGACTTCGCGCATTCCCATGCGCTGAAATACGAGCGAAAGCGAAACCGAGTTGAAATGCCAGAGATGCTCGCCCGGGCGTCGATGCTTCCATTCGGAAAACCATTTCTCGTCGGCCATGCCGTCATACCATGGAACGGAAACGACTACGAATTTCGCGTGAATCTTGGGCAAGTCCACAAAGTGCTCCAGCGAGTCAAAGAACGTCACAACGTCCCATTCCTTTTCCTGCCAGCTAGGCTCGATTCGCACGAAGTGCGGCGGCGGGTAGGGCGACACGTCAAAGCCGTGAAGCGTTGCCATCGGGTTCCGGTGGCCGATCTCGGAAAGGAAGGCGCCCGTGCCGAATCCTACGTCGCAAATGTTCTCGAATTTGCCTGCGTGCTTCATCACGATTTCGGCGCGAATCCTTGAAAGTTCCGCCTGCGGATAATTCTCGTATCGCGCAACGTAGGCGTGGTCGTAGTGCGCCGTAATCTCGCGACTGATTGATTTCAGCGCGCCCGTTTCTTTGCATATTTGGTATCCTTCGTGATGTGTCATTTTGATGGGTTGCGAGCGTCGAACAACGCCTTGCCGGCCCTGTAGCGTTCGCTTGAATTGTTGTGCTCGTAGGTTTTATCCATCGGCGCTTTCCCGAATGCCGGATGGACGTGCTCAAACGTGATGCGGTCGCGCGCATCGACCACGACACCGTCGGCAAACGCGCGCACCGAAAACTCGTTGTCACTGAAAACGGATTCGTAGCCGTCGAAGAAAAGCTCGCCCTGCGCCTCAAGCCGAGCGCGGGAAAGAATCGCCATGCAGAGCAGGTCATCGCGCCGATGACCGTCGTTTACCGCGATCACGATTTGCTCGCGCGCGAGGTCGCGTCCTTTCACGAGGTCCAGCAACTTCAGGTCCCAGTTCGGTGAAGGTAACCAGTCGTCGGAAAGCTGCACAATTAAATCTCCGCGCGCCGCCTTTGCCGCGAGATTCCACGCCGCGACGCACGACCTTTTCTCACTGCGCACGCTCACAAACTGCTTCGACATTTGCGCGCTTTCCTTGTCGTCGGAATCCACCGCGAAGACGTGCTCGACGTTCCAAGGATTTGCCGCCGTGTTCATCCAAGACTCGCGGCATCCGACCGCCTTCGTTGAGCGACCGCGCGTCGCGTGAATCAGCGAAATCGTCGGCGTCACTCCCGCGTGAAACTTGCGTTGAAGCTCGCTCGCCTTGTTCGCGTTTTCCGCCATGCGGTGCGCTCGAGCCGCAATGTCGAAGCCGGCCCATCCGTAATACTTCGCCTCATGCGTCCACGGCCTTTCCGCTTCGCTTGGCTCGCGAAGTTCGAGCATACGGTCGGCCCACCATGTCGCGCGCCGAGCGTCGCGTTTCTCGAAGTGAAGGAGAATCATTGCGGCGATGGCCTCGCGGCACCACGGGAAGATGCCGTGCGCTTCCATGCAATACGTCATCGCCTCGCGATAATTGCCGCAGATGCGCGCGAGGTTGAGAAGCGTCTCGTATCGAAACGACGGTTGCAGGTTAGGGAAGCCCAGCGCGAGTTTGCCGAACTGTTCCGCGGCCTGCTTGTCCTGGTTGCAATAGTGCTCTTGGTGGATGTAAAAATACTGCGTTGCGCACTCGATCACGCTGTTGCCGAGGATGCGCAGATTTCGCCGACGGTTCTCGCGCTTTACGGTCTTCGGCGAGTGAACCCAGACGCACGCGTGCCGGTCCTCGTGCTTGTCGCCGGGAAGAATCAAAAGGTTTTCGTGCACGGCATGATGCCAGACGCGCCCATCGCGAAACGCTGCCGAGCGAATCGCTCGCTCCCTCATAAGCTTTTTCCCGCTCCCGCGCACGTCGTAGGCGTAGCGCACCATTGAGACGTCTGCGGGAATTGCGCCGAGATCGTCGCGCAGTTTTTCCGCGCCTTCCGATGTGTCGTCGCAGTCGGCCCAAATCAGCCAGTCGCCCGTTGCCTGCCGGAATGCCTGATTGCGCGCCGCACCGAACGAATCGACGTGGTCCCAATCGCGCGCCGCGAATCCGTTGCGATACTCGGCGCGCAGAAAAGTTTTGCCGTTCGCTTCGCACCAAACTTCAGCGAGCTCCATCGTGTCGTCCGGCTCGCGCTTGCCGATTGCTCGCACGAGCGAGAGTTCATCGAAGCACGGCGCGAACGATTTGAGCATTGCGGCGATGTGCTCGGATTCGTTCCCGCAGATTACGCACAATGAGATTCGAGGCATGACGCTTGCCGATGCGTCAAAACGAAAAGCCCCGCGCCCTTTTGGAGCGCGGGGCGTTAACTGAATCCGCTACGAATTAGCTGTATTGGGTCGCGACCAGCTGACCCGCATTGCCGTTAACGATCTTCTCGGACACGTAGTGCGATGCGCGCACGATGTTCGACTTGATCGTTTCATCGCGGTAGGTGAACACGCCGACCGCGGGACCGTATTCGCTCCAGTTGAGGGTGAAGCCGGCGCCGCCACCGAAAAACCCAGAGGACGACTCGGTGACCGAGCCGACCCAGATATAGGTGTTCGCCCATGCGTTCGCGGACACGAACGCGAGACCCTCGGCAGCGGAGTCGTAGCTCGCGCGACCGATCAGCACTTCGGAGACGCCGAACACCTCGGCAGCGTTCGCGAGCGACGCGTTGAGAATCGTATCGGACGACATACCAGCGCCGCGCAGGCGGTTCTGGAACTTCGTGCTGGCGCGGATACGGGTCCAGACGGCATACGGGATGACGACCTTGAGGTTGTTGGTCGCCTCGCCCTTGGCGATAAGGCGGTCAATCGCGTCCTGCACGTCGGACGCAGCATCGAACGTCGCGATGTTAGCGACCGTGTAGGCCGTCGCGCTGTTCGTCGAGGTGAAATTCGACGTGTTGAAGATCGCGGCGGCAACGCGCAGCTCGTGAGCGAGCAGGAGTTTGCGCTTGGCGAGTTTGGCCGCCACAACCTCGGCGTCGAAGAAACGAGAAACGTCGGCGACAACAGTATCGTCGACCGCCTCCTCGTAACCGTATTCAAGCGCGGCGTAGGTCTCCTGATTGAAGGCGCGCGTGCCGCGGGCGAAGGCGGAATACGGAGCGCGGTTCTTCACCTCGCTTTTGAGCAGTTGGCCCTCCTTGAGGAGGAACGAGGGGTATTGACCGGCGCGAACCGGCACGTTGAGAACGGGCATCACGCTCAAGCCGATGAGACCAGTCTCCCAGTCCTTGGCTTGTTCGAGAACACCAGCGACATCGCCGCGAAAAACGGCAGCTGAATTTGTATACATGGTATTTAGTTAGTTGATTCTTAGAGGCCCTTGGGGATGAACTCGATGATCGAGCCGTCGGTTGAAGCGGTGGTGAGCGACTTGCCGATGGTGACGGTGCCGCTCGTGGAGACTTGGCCGGACGCACCAGCGAACAGCGTGTCGCCGATGGTCACGGGCGCGCCAATCAGCGTGCCGTTCAGCGTGCCGTTGTTCGTGAGGAACGCGACGGAGATGTAGTCGCCCGAAGCAGCGTCAACGAGCGCAACGCCGTCAACGGAGCCAGCGGTGGCGGAAAGTCCGACGCCGCGATTGTTGGAAATCACGACGTTGCGAAACGCGGTGATAGCAGAGTTAGCAACGAACGTGCCGCTGCCGATGTAGTTAGTGGCCATTTTATTTCTTGGTTAGGTTAGAGTTTCACGACCTCGCCAGCGGCGACGCGCGCACGGTAAGCGACGTATTCGGTCGAATGATTTTTAATGCAGAGAGAGATCGCCGCGGCTTTGTCGCCCTTTAGTTCAACGGCCTTCTTCGCGACGAGCTGCTCGAACTTTTCCACGACCACGACGGGCGCGGCAGCGGGAGCGGGAGTCGCGAGCGCGGGAGGAGCGCCGAAGCTCTTGGAAAACTCTTTGAGCGCGGAGAGCGCGCCTTCTTTTGCGGCGAGCTGAAGCGCGTCATTCTGCGAAGCGCAGGCGATGGGCTTTGCGTCGGCAGTTGCGGGAGTCGGGACGGCGAGCGAGCTTTCGAGTTTGGACATACGCTGTCCAACGTCGGAAAGTGCGGACTGAATCATGGCCTCAATGGCCTTTTTCATTTCTTCGTTCATAGGGAGTTCAATTTCAATGTTTGCCGAAGGCTCTTCGGCTTGGAGTTTCATACGGGAAAAAAGTCCGTCGGGATTTGCGGCCGGCTCGGAGACGAGATCCACGGAATAGATTTCGGTGCAGCGTTGCATTTTGCGTTTGTCGCTGCCGATTTCGGCCGGACCCGAGAACGCAATCGAGAGTCCGAACGTGTCGGGAATCTTCGTCGCGATTTCTAGAATGTATTGCCGATGCTCGGACGAGTTGAGGAGATGGAAGTCGCCGATCAGCTTCGGACCAGCGACGCGCAAGTTGTCGATGAATCCCACGATGTCACCGGCGCCGCCGCCGTGATCCATCTTTACCTTTAGCCCGCCCGAATACATTCCCGCGGCGGTCTGCACTTGCTGCAAGGTCGTCGAGTCGATGTAGACTCCGTGGCCGAGCGCCGGCCCTTCGGTGATTAGCGAAACGCCGTATATCACGCCGTCGGCAGGGTTAACCCTCGCTTGCGCAGTCGCGGCGAATTGTCGAAAGCTGGTTGCTGTCTGCATCGCAGATGCTGCGAATGTCAGAAAGCGTTATTTACTTGCCACGTCGCGGCGCAAGATGCTGCGAATCGTCAAAAGCCCTGAGACAATCGCAATCAGTCCAGCTGTGATCGTTACGCCCCACGCAAGCTGCGACTGCCACGCCGCAATCGCTGTGATTGTGCCGCCACTGGAAACAGCGGAGCCGGCTATTTGCGCGGAGTGAGATTGGATACGGTCAATCATGGTGGGATCTTCACGCCGCGAACCTTTACGAGTTTTTTATGTGCGAGGTCCATTTTGCGCGAAAGTGTGTTCTTTAATTCCTGTGCTTTGTCAGGATTGGACGCGGCGAACTCCGCAACCGCGCCCGTAGTAGAACGGAAAAAGCCCCACAAGACCGGAAGCGCACGCAGCAAAAGGTATCCAATCGGCGGAAACGCGACACACGCAGCGATGACGCCGATCAGCCCGAGCAGTCCAGCCGGCCCCGCGAGGTTCACGCCCGTCCCTTCGAGCGGCGTGCCGGCGTATTTGCGCGAGAACTCGCGCCACTTGTCCGCCTTGGCTTGCGCGTCCAGGCTCGACTTCCGCAGCGCCGTCACCACGTCGGGAGCCTGAAACACGGTCGCGCGTTTCAGCGGTTCGCCAAGAGAAACGGAGAGCGGAACGGCAACGGCGTGAATGTCCGCCACCTGCTTGCCGGGGTCCGACGAGAGCGACGCAGACAGGTCAACAATGAGCGCCGCCGCCCGCCTCTGTGACTCGACGGCCTGCACGGATGGGCCTGCGTCCACTGGAACGGTCTTCTGCCCGACGCGCCACTGCGGCATTGAGCACCCGCACAAGAGCGCGAGCAGGCAGAGGGCGATTGGCGACGACGTGCGCATCTTCACTGCGCCCAAACGTAAACCCGCGCCACGGTGCCGACGTAGTTTGCCGCCGTCACGCGTTCCCAAGTCTCGCTGCGCTCATTGTGCAGCCCCGACATAATCCAGCCGCCTGAGTCCCGCGCCGCAGCCTGATGCATGACGTGCCCGCCGGACGCCCACGCCGGCACATAGACGACAAGCGCCCCGACCGTGACGCCCGCGAACGTCGCCGCACCGTCCATCGCAGCATAGGCCACGACGGTCCTGCGCGGATCAAGCCCCGGCAGCGCCGCGGGAATCCACGGAGCCATCGAGCCAGTCCCGAGGATCGGCGTCGCGCCCGCCCCAGCCTGCGCGAGTGCATCAGCCTGATTCGCGCAGACCACCCGCGGTGGCAGTCCTCGCGCAATCTCGGCCTGCTTGCACTTGCTCACGACGAGCAACGCAGCCAGCCCGAGAACAAGCGCGAGGATTAGGCCGATGCGGTTCACGGTAGCGTCACCGTGTCAGTCCCGCGTGCGTCGGTCGCGGTCGGTTCTGGGAGCGACGCGAGCAGGTCGAACGCGGCTTTTATCGTCGCGTGTTCCTGCGGAGTCGCGCGAAACTGGCCGGCGATCTGTGCAAAGATTTCGAGAGCGGTTTTCTTGGTCATGGCGTTCATCTTTTCAGACGGCGGCGGAACCGTTTTCCTGATACGCGATGGCCGTGACCGCAGCCGAAACTTGCGCGTAGGTCAGGGTGAGTTTGCCGACGGTCACCGTCTTGTCGCTCAAGAGCGGCCACGTTACCTGCGTCCAAGGAGAAACATATTTCTGCTCGTCAATAACGGTAGTCTTCTCAAAGAAGGCAGTTGCAATTGGGTTGTCGCCCTGCGGATCGGTTTGGATTCTCTGAAGGGTGGTTGTTACGATTGGGTCGGTCATGGGAATTATACGTTGCTGGCTATGAATTATACGTTGCTGGCGAGAAGATAGTAGGTCACGCCACCGATTACCATTGTGACCTTGTGGGTAGACGCGACCGAGACGGCAGCGGCTACCGTGTTTCCGATTGCTACGGTGCCGCCCGCGTTAATGTTGCCGCCGCCGATTGCTACGTTGGTCGCCGCTGAACCGTTGCCGACAGTGAGTGCGCCGGTGGTGCTGGAGGAGGCGGAGGTAGTGTCACTGATTTGGAATTTACCCGCACCCGCTGAATAGAACGCATAATTGCTCACCGTTCCACGGCTCAACGCATCTACGTAAAAGGCGTATTGATTGGCCAATGTGCCGGTGCTGCTGGCAAACGCATCGCCTGCTCGAAAACCGTAGAAACTCGAAACATTTCCACTGTTCAAAAGCGCAAGCGTAGACTTAAAACCCATGACATTAGTCAATGTTCCGCTCGTGGCCGACTGATTCACGGTGGATGTAAAGTTTTCAACGTCGGCAATGTTGGTTGTGCCGTTGTTCGTCGTGCTCGCATTCATTGCCGATACTGTTCCGCCAGACGATGCACCACTGGCGACCGTAGCTTGCACGCGAGCGCCATAAAGATTGGCAGCGAGAGGCGTCATTGAAGGAGAAACGCTCAATCCAATTGCTCCGCTAGTGGTAAGCGTTGGCGCGAATGACGCGGTGCTTCCGCCAAAAATTGCCCCCGCAATACCTGCGCCACCTGCAACTTGAAAGGCTCCCGTCGTCGTTGAAGTTGCTGCCGTGGTGCCCGCGATAGTCAGTTTGCTGCCCGTGCCCGCGATGGCTACGACGCCGGTTCCTGTTGGCGTGATCGTCGCATTTCCTGCCGTAGCACCCTGACCCAGAACCAACGACGCGCCCGAGCTGCCGCCGGTGATGGTGAGCGAGCGCACCCCGTGACCCGTGATGTTGGCTACTCCGCTCGCGGTCGAAAATGTCACCGTGCCGTTGCCGCCCGTTGCAACGCCGAGCGTGTTCGCGGCGTCGAGATAAAGTCCCGTCCCCGTGCTGCTCGCGATTGCAATCGCAGGCGCCGCGTTCGTGCCGTCAGCCGTGAAGAGCTTGCCGGCTGCGGTAATGTCGCCCGTGTCTGAAATCGTCACGGTCGAGTTCTGCACCGTCTTGCCGCCCGTGCCGTCGAAGCGCGCGACGGCGTTGTCGGTCGCGCTTGCCGGCCCATTCATGTCGCCGGCGCCGCCCGTTGCCGTGACCCAGATGGGCGCGGCGCCCGCGCCCTGCGTGCTGAGAAGTTGGCCGGAACTGCCCGCTCCGAGCTTGGAAAGCGCGCCCGTCGTTCCGGCGTAAAGCACGTCGCCGACTGCGTAGGTCGCCGCGCCGGGAACAACCTGCGCAGGTAGAATCGTGCCGGTGAGACTACCGAAGTCCGTCGCGCCGCCCGCGCCATTACCCGAGCGTTTCGCGAGCACGGTGTATTTGTCCGAGCGCGACGGTTTGTCGGTGTTGCCGTCCACGTTGCTGATGTAGCTCGACCCGTTGTAGCTGACCACGTCGAGCGAGTTTGCGACCATGCCCGCTTGCCATTCCCCGCGCGGGTTAAACGGCTTGGCGTCTGCACCCTTGATGACGGGAGGAATGGCCGCTAATGCGACGGAATGAGCGGCAATCTCGCGTTCTACGCGTGCGGACCACTCAGCAATCTCGGCGGACTTCGCGTCAAACGACGAACGTAGCCCGAGCGCAATGTCGCGAAGCGAGGTGGCAAGCTGTTCGTCGCCTGCTTCCGCGCGGCGATCAATCTCGGCAACGGCAGACTCGAAGCGGCCGATCTCGCGCGCGAGATGTGCGGTCTTGTCATTGAGCGCGAGTTGGAGCGCGCCAATGTCGTTCTCCAGAACCTGATGCTTCAGCGCGCCAAGCCCTTTGATCGCGGCGTCTAGGACCATTGCGGCGCTTTCGAGCGTTTTGGTCTGCGCGCCCAGCTCATTCTCAATCTTGCCAACGCGGTCGTTTAGCTCGCCCGCTTTTTCGGCGACAAGCTCAAGCTCGTCAAAGTTCTGTTCGATGTTCTGCGGGTCGTTGTGTTTCATTTCGTTGAGTTGAGTTTTTCGAGGGCGAGTTCGAGGTTGGCGACGCGCGCCGACATTGCGTGCTTCCACTGCACAAGGTCGTTGCGGAGCACATTGGAGCGAAGTAGGCCGACCGCTTCAATGCCGGCGTTGAGCGCGACGACGGCAGCGTCAAGCGCGGCGGTCTGCGTGCCGAGGTCGTGCTCGATCTTGCCGACGCGCCCGTTGAGTTCGCCGGTCTTCTCGGCGACGAGTTCGACGCACGAAAGGTTCACCGTCTTTGTCGTTGTTTCGTCCATGTTATTGCTCGGTTTCGGTCGTTGCTAGTTTCACCCCGCCGAGGCGTTCAAATGTGTGCCGCGTCATTTCGAGCGACGCGTTGCTGTTGCCGAGACGCTTCCGCATCGCGGCAATGCGAACCTGCTTGCGCACGATGATTTCATTTCGCGCGAGCTTGCGCGCGGACGGTCCCTTGAGTGCGAGAGCGATACGTTCGCGCGCCGTTTTCATCTCAGCGGCGGGCGCTTCGTCGGACGTGGGCGCGGCAGTCGTCGGAGGCGTCGGCGCGGCTTGCGGCGTTGCGGCCTGCTGCGCGCCAGAGGCGGCGACGGCGGTCGAATCGCCAACGGCTGCGGCTGCGGCAGGCGTGCTCGGCAGCGAGTTCGTGACAAGACGAATCGCGGACTCCGGCACGCTGTATTTTTTCGCCAGCTCTTGCACGTAGTTCGCCTCTATTGCAATCTGCTCAAGCCGCGAAAACGCGTCGGTGCCCTCTTCGCCCGCGATCTCCTGCAGCGACTTCGCGCCTTGCCGGTTCTCATTGAGATTCGCAGCCGACTCGCGGCCCACGTCGATTGAGAGTTTGGCCGGGAAACGCCATTCGCCAGCAGTCGCGCGACGGAGCGCGGCGACCATCGTCTCGCCCGCTTGCAGCGGAGGCGGCGGAATTTCTCCGCGCGCGATGGCGTCGAGAATCACGGCGTTTTTGATTGGGTCGAGAACCTTGTCGGTGAGCACGCCTTGATGACGCGTGAACACGCGATCAGCGGCCGCAAACTCGGCGCGCACGCTCGGACCTTTGTAATCTTGCGTTCCGAACAGCACGCCCTCGGGAACGCCTACGCCGATTGCGATCTCGTGCATCAAATGCTGCACGAAGCCGGAGAAGGCGGCGGAAGGGCGCGACGGCATCACTTCCACGCGGTCGGCGGCGCCCATGTAACGAATCATTCCGACCTCTGACATTTCGTTCTGCTGCGTCTGCCCGTTCGGCATGGTTACGGTCGGCGACGGCGTGAACAGATTGCGCGGGTTCGCGCTGCCTCGGTCGTTAAATACTAGCGCGGCCTGTTGCGACGCAAAGCGCACGCCCGCCTTTTCGGCTTCGAGGATTTCGTAGAGCATCCGCGCGGTTTTGATTGCCGCGTGAAAGTCCGTGATCCCACGGTATTGATCGACGCGGAACGGGTCGAAGTAGTGACAGAAGTTGTGCGCCGCTACGTCCTCCGCGCCGAAGTAAACGCCCTCCCGCGTGACGCGATAAATGCGATACGCGACCGGCTTGCCGAACTCGTCCGTAATGATGCCCTGATAGTAATTGTCCGACTCGGCCCCGAGCGAGTTCGGGTTACCGATGCGCGTTCCCGGCACCAGCTGAATCTTGAGTTCATCGCCGACGCGGCGGATGGCGTATCCGCAATCGCCGTCCACGGGTCGCTCTTCGCATCCGAGTTGGATCAGCTTCTTGAACGTGTGCCGGCCGGTCACATCACACCGCTTGCACCACTCGTGAAAGAACTCGGAAACGATTTGGTTATACGCGCGGTCCTGCGTCGCTGGCGAATACTCGTTAGGAGTAAGGTAGTTTCCGAACTTGCGCGTGATCTCGCGCGCCTCTGGAAAGTTCTCCACGAGGTCGCGCGCTTCCCACATCATCACGACACGCGAGCGCGAGGTCTGCGTCGATTCGCTTGGCTGGCCGTAGGTCTTCGGCGCATAAAGCCGGTTCGTCTGCGCGGCGTTGTAGGAAAACAGAGCGGTCTCGACGCGAGACTGCAAACGCTGTTTGCCCCACGACGGCGCCACGGCTTCAATCGCTTTATCAATCCACGGGCGCTCTGCGATGACTTTGGACGGGTCGAAGGTTTCCATGGTTGCCAGTGTTAGAGACCGTTAAAACTGACGAACGAGGTCGTGCGCGCCGTGCCGTTTGCGTCATCGAGTGCCCATTGGATTTGACCCAGCATTTGATTGAGCGAATTGAGGTCAGCGCGCGTGACGCTTTTGCCGTTGAGCGAGTAACTTTGATTGCTCAAAACCGCCAAGATCGCGTCGGTTGCCCGCGTCTTGAGAGTCGTCAAAGTCGCCGTTTCGAGACCGAGAAATGGGTTGTCGAGTGCCACGCCAAAGCGCGCCCCGTTAAAACCAATCCTACGCCGTCGCAGGAACGTAGCGCACGACGCCTGCAATCGTCGCGATACATAGCATCATGGCCGACGTGTCGAGACCGTGATTTGCGGCGTTGCTTTTGACTTCGCGCCACTCCCAAACGCCCGCGCGAACCTCGACTTTGGATTCGCCTTTGAGGTGCTGCAAATACAGCGGGTTCACGTCGTCGGGCAGCTCCCATTTCAAGTCGCCTTTGCCCTCAAGCGCGGTCTGGAGCACGTCCTTGAAGTAGTCGCCGCTCCAGTTGTAGAAGTAAACGTCACCGCCGCGGTAGTCACTGACCTGCGGATCGGAAAACGGGAAGTTAATCAGCTTGCCCGTCGCGTCGTCGCGCATTGTCCAGGTCTTCCGCGCGTGGCCTCGCATTGAGCGCCACCCAAAGTCGGCGCAGTCGCGGTCAACGTCGCTCGGACGATAGCCGCGGTCCTGCGCAACGCACGCGTCGGCGACCTTGTAGCGCAGTTGAAGCGCGCGCAGTTGGTCGCGCGTGTCAATGCGCCCGAAGTGCAGCTGTCGGTAGCGCGTGCCGCCATTGGTTGCGAAGGCGCCGATCTCGACCCACCAGTGATCGAGCTGCCGGTCAATGGTCATGAAGCGGATTGCCTCGTTCTCGATGGCTTGGCCTTGCGCGTGGTCAGCCAGCTTGTAGCCGCTCGACTGCACAAAGAGATTGACCGTCTTCTTTTCGACGATCCACGGCTTGGCTTCGCGCTTCGTGCGAAACTCCATCTTCATGCGGTCCTCGCCGCGCTTCGCCCATTGGTTCTCGGCCTCGCAAAACTCCTCCACGAGCATCTTCATCGGGCGCGCCACGAGTGCCTCGATGCGAAAACTCTGGATCTCCGCCGGCGCGTCCTCTCGTTGCGCGATGTAATGCCCGGTCTTGCGCCAATGGTTGCGCGTCGCGTCGTTGTCCGGCGACTCGTGACCGCAGTGAATACAGCGAAAGCGCGTGCTCTCGACCGCTCGCGCAACGTCCCACGTCTCGTCGTCCCGCTTCGCTGTGCGGTCCCAGACGACTCCGCCGCGCGTTTCCTTGTCGTCGATCGAAGGCTGCGAGAACGTCACGGGATGAGCCTTGCCGCACGACGGGCAAAGCGCGTGCCACTCCTGCTGATTGCCGGCGCGATAGCTCGTATCTTCGACGTTGCCGACCTCGGCGGACATTTCGGGCGCTTGCGACACGTTGTAAATCTTCGAGCGCCCGACCTCTTCAAACTTCGACACGCGCGCGACGGCGTGACCGTAAACCTCCTGCCAGCGCGGGAGCCAGATTTCGTCGTTTACCTTGTAACGAATTGACTGCGACTGCTGCGTCGAAAGATTCGCGGGGTTGAGCGAGAGGAAGAATCCGCCGAAGTAAATCTCGGTAGTCATCCGGTTCGGTCCCGGCTTCGGGAGCATCGACGCGACGGGCTTACACCGTTCGAGCAGTGGGTTCAGGCGCGATTTGCAATGCTTCTCGACCATTTCGTCGGTCTGCATCGTCCACGAAATCGGCCCCGCGTCGTTTGCGATGAGCCACGGAACCCAGATGTCAGCCACGAGCGTGCCGCCGATTTGAACGGCTTTGCGGAAATGCACCCGGCGCACTAGCGGATTCTGGAGCGCGTCGAAGATCGGAATCAGCCAAGGCGTGATCTTTGCGTTGAACGGCCCCGGCGTTGCGTAGCTCTCGGGGAGCGTGATGTGCTTCCGCGCCCACTCGTAGATCGGAGAGCGGTCGGGCTGCGGGAGGCGCAGCTTGGCGAGGAGTGCGTCGGAGGCGGTCAAAGATTCTTATTTATTCTGGCCCAATCTAACATGAGTTGCGCAAATGTGTTTGGGTATTCCTCGGCGTGAGTCGCAGTTAGGTCACGAGCCTTCTTTATTTGATATGCCAGTTCGGCGTTTTTGTCGCACTTGGCGTCGAATAGCTTTTGAATTTGATCTAGTTTATTTTGTAGTGTGTTGGTTTTCATTGGGAATAAAAGATTGTCGGACGCGGTCACGCGATAAGGTGAAGAACGAAAGTGGAAAACACTTCGCTCTGACTGATTCCGCGCCCCTTGCACCAAGCGCGAAACCGCGCCCGTCTCTGTGGTAAGTGACGCCCTCGCGAACCACTTTGCCTCGCGCATCGTGCAATGCCCGACGGCGGAGCGTGTCGGCATCCGGCCCGCGCTCCATGCGCCGAGCAGCCCGCGTCGCGTGCGAGCGCCGCGCCCACGATTGGGCAACGGCGCGGCGTTCGCGGCGGGAGTAGCGGAGGAGGGCGGCGAGCATTAGCGGGCGTTATTTGCTGCAAGTCGGCATATCTGCCTTGTTCGGCGGAAAGTCCTTGAGGCGTTCGACCCCACAGTTTTGACCGCCATCGAGGTTTGCACTTTTGCAGATTTCCCAAGAGTAGCCCGAGCCGTGGCCGGTGATTTGGCTGACCATCGACCACAACGGCGTGCGGCGGAATTTGTGGCGCATGAGGGCGTGACAATTCACGATTATGATTCGGGCGTTTTCTCCGCTGATTCGCAGTTCAGACGCCGAACCCAGCGCCACAGAACAACGAGCCTGCTGGGCCTGCGATTCGACGATGGCTTTTGCGCTCGCGGCTTTACGATCATCGGCAGCCATGCGCGCGATTAGTGCGCCGGTGCCTTCTGGCATTGGTTCGATTTTCATAGAAAGATTCTGCGTTCAATCGGCTCGTGTCTGAGCTTTATCGTTAGCCAGAAGAAGGTTTGCGTCCTTGGCGGCGCGGCGCAGGCAGTCGCAATACTCGTTGCCGTCGCGGTCGCACGAAAGAGATTCGATTTCGTGAGCCTCGATGACTTCGACGATGTGTTTGAGCTTCGCTCGATACGCTTGCGCCTGTTGCCAGAATTGAAGCTCGGACGGCAGCGGCGAGCCCGTCACCGTGCCATCCCGGTGCATGATGTAGATGCCAGAGTAGCCTTGGTTTATTTCGTAGATGTGTCCATCGGAGGCTAACAAAGCGTCACAGCCAACACCCTTGTCCGGGGCTTTGGCGGTCGCTGCTGGTGCGCTGTCGGGTTGAGTGCTCATAGAGGTTTATCGTGTTCGGTCGGGTGTGGCTGACCGCTGGCGTTCGACGGCCTATGCGGGCGCGTCTTGGTTTTCGGGAGCGAAGAAAGCGCAATCGCCGCTTCGGTAGGTATGGGGAGCGCGCCGGTTTCGCGGCGGGCGATTGTCCCGCGAGCGAGCCCGAGCACCTTGGCGAGAGTCGCCTGCGTGTGCCCGAGCGCGGCGCGGCGGCGCTTGTATTCGGCGGCGGTCATTTGAAGTCCTCCACCAGACCAGACACCAGCGCGTCCCACGCTTCGGCGTTCTTGCGGTTGCAGCGCCCGAAAATCGCCTTCGCCACGTATTCGGCCTGCCGCGCCGAGAGCGATCCGCCGTCGCGCAGTTGCACGCCGAGGCTGGCGTGAAATCCCGCTTGGCCGTTGGCCAGCAGTTCGGCCCACCACTTCGGGTCATGCCCCGGATTGGCCGTCAGGCGCGCGATTACATCAGCGAAGCGGGCGCGGCGCTCGGTCAGCCACGCTTGCACGCGCGCGGCGGTGATGCGGTTTTCCTCGTCACGGGCGGCGCGGCGCGCGGCCTCTTCGGGCGTGACCTCGTGGCGCATGGGAGCGCGCTTGATGGTGTCTTCCTCCGTGGCGATAAATTTCCCGCCCTCATACCAGTCGCCGTTCGCGCCGTATTCGCCGCCAGCTTTCGCCCTGCGTTGTGTGGTCGTTGTGTCCATGTCCTATTTGTGGCGTAGCGTTACAGTGTTTGCAAGATTTATCGTGTGTCGTGGCGTTACATTTACGAGGGCATTTTCTACGGCCTTTCGAACGAGGGGCCAGAGCCAACGGCCCCGAGCGGCCGTGGCTCATCCCCGGCGTTCGCCAAAGAGGACACACGCGCACGGTCGTCAGGCAGCCGGAGGACCATACGAGCACCCACTGCCCTCGCGTGCGCGTGGTCAAAGTTTTCGCGCGCCTCCCGCGCGATGGAGGCTAGGCGTAGCCGGCAACGCTCTGCCGTGTTAGTTGACTTCGTGCGCTGCCAGACGGCGCGGATGCGGTCATGCCGCCGGATGAGTTGTTGCGGTTCGATCATGGTATGTCGGCCCGGTGGCCATAGAGGTTATCGCGGATCGCGTGCATCGCTCGCTCGCGCATCCGGCGCTTCCGAGCGGCCGACTTGGCGCGGTGCGTTTCACAGAGGCGGGCGTTGCCGTGGATGCCGCGCGGCTGGCTGCACTCCGCGCACAGGCCAGCGCGCACGCGTTGCTCGCGGCGTGCCTTTTCCGTGAGCGCGTATCGCATCGGCGAGTATGCGCCCGGACCGCTTGGCGCTTTGATCGTGTGCGGCTCCGCGCAGCTCAGGCAGAGCCATCGGCCATCGTCGCGCAGCGCGACGACGCGGCGGCAGACCGGCGCAGCGCCGTGGATAAGCGCAGCGCGCTCGCCCACGGCCTCCGCGGTTGAAAATTTATTCCCGTCCGGTGAGGACGATTCCGGGGCCTGAGTGTCAGCCTCAAAGAACGAAGGCACCACAGACAGAGGACTGAAGCACACGCGAGTGTGATTAGTTAGTTGTGATTGTTGATGAGTTGAGGACACGGGCGATTTACGGGAAAAAGAAGAGGGAGAACCAAGGCATCACAGCGAACCCGGACGTGGCTCAGTGGTAGGCGCTTCGGCGTTTTGGTTGTCGGATACTAGGGGCCGGGTTCGCTGACTGCCGATGTTCGGGGAAGAAATAGTGCCGGTGTTGCTCTTACTTACCGGCGAAGTGTAGCGGTCGCAGTCTGAGCTACTGTCCCCGCACTCGCGGGAAATTGGATGGACCGCATCGACCAGATCGCGCAACGAGCGTTTGACCCACGCCGAGAACGCGCGCGACTGGCTCACGCCTCGCAGCGTGCACCATGCAGCGAAGCGTGCGGCGATTTCAGGGCGCACGCGCACCGTGATGCCGACGGCCCGCTGGTCAGGCGGGAGCGGCTTGCGGCCTGCGCCTTGGCGTTTGCCGCCCCTCATGCTGCCCGCCCCGCCTTGAGGGTGTCTTCGATTTCTTCATCGAGAAGCTGATTGATATACATCGGCTGGCTTTTTGCGGTCTGCAAAACCAACTCGACCTGAAACTTGGCGGCCACCTCGGGGTGGGAATCACCGCGTGCGCGGTAGTTGGCGGCGATAGCGTTGAATAGGGTCTTAACCTTGGCGGCGGTGGTGTTGTTCATGCGTCAGAGCATTCACACCGCTTGATTGATTGCAAGAGTTAATTCAAGCAATCGCATCCGCCTCCCGCGACTGCGCCAGCGCATCACCCTGGAACTTCGCGATGTTGCCGTTGATGACTTCGCGGATCTCCTGCAGGATTTCCCCGCCCTCGACGTTCGCCTCGGCTGCGTTCTTGCCGGCGACGCGCGGCCCTAGCTCGACCTCCAGCTTGAGGCGAAGGAGCAGGTCAAGCTTTTGGCCGAGGGTCACGAGCATCGCTTCGACGACTTCGCGGTCAATCACGTCGCCGGCTTCGCGTTCGTTCTTTGCGCGGGCGAGGCGAATTTGCTCGCGCATGAGTTCGGCTTTGAGTTCGGAAAGCGTCGAGTCCTTGAGGCGCCCCAGCCCGTTCCGGTCTGCCCACGCTTTCACCGCGTCGGCGTTCTGTCCGTGCGGGAAGCCGTCGCGTTTGCGCCAGTTTCTAAGCGTGCGAACGTCGATCTGGAGCGCCTCGGCGATGGCGGTCAGTTCGGGCTCAGGTTTGGGCATAGTTCTGCGGAACTGTTGCAAAAAACTTTCACCTAAAATCCTTCACGAGGTCGCGTAACC